ATACAAAGGAGAACGTGGTCTAATCACCCAGACACAGATTACGCTTTCTATTCATTGTTCGAGGGGAACGTAGGGTCTACACGCATATCAAAAAGGGGGGAGAATAAAGTGTGTGCTATGTGGGGCTTCGTTGTCGAATACGACAACATAACTCCTGATTGGGACACGTTAGTAGATGAACTATTAACCAAGTGTGGTCCGTACCCACCCACAGTGATAACAAGAACACCGTCAGGAGGAGTCCGTTTAATATGGGAGTTTGAAGATAAGCTGCTCATAGATGACAGGATGTTTAAGAACTTTATTAATCGGTTAGCTGATAGGCTTAAAGTAAGGAGGTTGTTTGCAGGGTTTGATGAGTCTTGTCTATTACCCCACCAGTATTTTTACTTAGGTGAAATAATTCACACTACAAATAAAAGGATACCTGAAGAACTCTACGTTAAATTATTAATTAAAACAGGTATTGAAAACCCTCCACAAGCTCCTTCATCATTAAGTATTCCATTAGACGCTGTTGAAACGGAAGTACGTGAAAATACTAAGTACAATAGTAGGTGGCCTTACCCATTTGAAGTAGGTGTAAGAGGGCCTTTATTTTGGATCGATGATGGTATTGAAAGAGAAGGGTGTCAGATAACACAAGACGGCATGATCTGCTACTCAGATAGAGCAGGTAAAGGTTTCTTAACGTGGAAGGAAATATTCGGAGAAAAGTTTGTCGAAGATTATGAGAATAAAAAATTAGACTATCTAATAGAGCGATACTGGTTTACGGGAAAAACTTTTTATACAAAGATAAACAATCGTGTTTGTATGATAGACAAAGACCAACTCAAATTAGAACTAAGGCAAGCAGGGTTTAACAAAAGAGCAAGTGCAGGAAAGCCGTTAAGTGAGCTAGAGAACGCTGTATTAATAATACAACGTGATAGTCGAATTGACGAAGTAGCTCCTATTGTATTTGATGAAGATACCGTAGTTCAGTCAGGGCCAAATAAAATTTTAAATACCAGTACCTTAAAAGCAATACAACCTGCGGGAGATAGTGATAAGAAAAAATGGCCTTTTATTGATAAATGGTTAAAGCAGTTTTTTAAAGATGAAAAGTCTTTAAACTATTTCTATGCTTGGTTACAAAGAATATACTCGGCTGTTCTGTATAAAGAATCAAAACAAGGACACGCTTTATTATTAGTAGGGCCAACAAACAAAGGAAAATCTTTGTTATCTAATAAGCTTATAGGTGGTTTGCTTGGAGGATTTGCAGACGCATCTGATTATTTAAGTGGTGACAGTAAGTTCAATAAAGAATTAGGTCAGGTAGCTGCTTGGGTTATCGATGATACAACCTCTGCTGCTTCTTTTGCAGAACAAAGAAGGGCTACTGAACTCATTAAAAAAGCGACAGCTAACCCAAGAATAGAGTACCAAGCTAAATTTGAAAACTCTATAACAATCAGTTGGGCAGGAAGAGTTATCATGTCTTTAAATATGGACGCAACAAGCTTATCAGTTATACCTGCATTAGACTCAAGTAACAGAGATAAGATAATTGCTCTGCGTATATCAGATGATGCTACTAGCAATTTTTCTAAACTACTCAATGTAGTAGAAGCTAGTAATACAGTTATAGAAAGCACAATGGAAGAAGAATTACCACACTTTGCACAGTGGCTACTCGAATATGAAATACCGAAAGATATAAAAGGAGACTCAAGGTTCGGTATTAAGTCACACATAGACCCTGAAATAGATGCTGCTGCGTTCGCTAACTCAAATAGATCTGTGTTAATAGAGGCTATAGAATTTTTTGCCGAAACATTAAAAGAGTATGGGTATAATAAGCCTGTATGGAGGGGTACTGTAGTAAAATTAATGGCTAAAATACAAGACCTAAACGGAAATAAGCCTTTGAATAACCTGACTAGTAATATGGGTTGGATGATTCGTGGTATGCAATCATTGGAAGAAGCTAGTAAAGCTGATAAAGATGTACGTCCTATAACTTCTGTTTATAAAAACAACCTTAGAATTTACTCTATTGATTTAGATTCAAAGTGGGATATAAGTACTTCTGATGACTAGAGAAGAAATTAATGAGTTCTGTGAGGTTAACGCACCTGACGAAGACATAATAGTCCCTGATGATTTCGATGACGCTTTCATTGGGTTGGCTTTAGAAGAAGACCCTACAAGGGCTGTGTACTCAATAGAAAGGTGTATTAATATATTAGCTAAAGAAATGAAACCAGATGAAGCGGAAGAATACTTTTGGTTTAATGTAGCAGGGTCGATAGGAAAAGGTTACCCAATATTTATTTCTACACCCGAAGAAACTTATTGAAATAAAGTAGCAGATTGTAAATCCTCTATATCAATATGCAATCCTGATGTTTTATACACAAACCCATCAGTATCTGTCTCACCTCTATTTTTGTATGTAGCCTTCTTTAGAAGCTTTGTTGTGGGTAACCAACCGACAATCCAAACAATCATAAAGTCTTTACGCACTCGTGTAAAAAAGTAAGCGTCGTTGTCGGGCATAAATTGTTTCTTACAATTAACTGAAGCGGAGTAATGGGGCTTTGGGGGCGTAGCACAAGATTTAGATTTAACTTCTATCTTACGTTTCTTATACTCTAAGTCGTGAGTGAACACTGAGTCACCAACATACTTACTCCTCTTTAAATATTTATGTACAGCTATCTCACCTAAGTATCCTGCCATTCGCCCTACACCCTGAGTAAATGAATTAGGAAGCACTCCCAGTTGGCATGACCTCTTATGTGCAACAACTAGATCATCGCTGGTAGGGGTATACACAACGAAGTTATCTTTAACTTCAAACCCTTTTCTTTTCCTAGCCAAAATTAATTTACTTTTTTGAGGAAATTGTTCCATGCGGGAAAGAATATTTCTTCCATGCATCGCACAACTGCTTCTTGTTCATATGACTCAAGCCAACCAACACCACTTAGTAATAAGCTGGCTTCCATCATTTCATGTCTTATGGTTTCTAGTAAGACCTTACCTTTGATCTTTTTATTAATTTGAATTAGTTTTTTATCGTGGAAGTATAAACCATAGGGAGGCTCATCATCGCCAAAAGGAACCACCTCTACTTCTATTCGGTGACCCGCAATAGATATTGATTTTGGAAGTTCCACATTACCACCTTTCTGAAAGTTCCGTATACAATGAAATACCCCCAGCAATAGCAGAGGCCATACCTTTTTTATTCTTAGTAGCTAGTTCCCAATCTTCTTTATTTGTACCGAAAAACGGTTCCGCAATGCAAGCTGGCATTGAGGTGGCTCGTAAAAAGTAAGCCCCTCTACTACCTTTCTTACGTCCTTTAATACCTCTACTAGTAAACTGAGGGAAAGAGTCCTCAAATGAGTCCCTTAAAGTACGTGCAAGCAATCGTCCTTTCTCAGAAGTATGCCAATAGAGCCATTCATGCCCTGTTGCTTTTGGAGTAGCAGCATTAAAGTGCAGTTCAACGGCAGTACTTACACGATCTTCATCTAACTTCCTAGATAACCACCGCATGGCTGTAACATAGCTACCCCCATGATAAGAAGAATAAATCTTATATGGTTGTTGTAGCTCCTTGCCAATCATCTCAGCAAGTTCGGAATTATAATCCCATTCAGTTATGCCCGAAACAGAGGCTGCACCTGAATCATTTGGTCGAGAGTGTCCTACGCAGATTGCTATCATCTCCTATTATTATAGCACGTCTGTAGGAATAATCACTATGGAACTTCTGTCCACGCCCCATGAGATTGCCTTCTTTAAAGGGGTAATCGTACCCTTGAATTAGGGTAACTGTAGGTGGATCATATATTGCGCTTTCGTTCAATGCTGAGTCGCCCACTAAGTCGTTCAAGGCGCAATTTGGCAGCAGGGCTACCGTCAGCAGCAAGGCGATCAATCTCATCTTCAAGGGCATATACGTATTTCCGTTGTTTAGACCTAGTGTAATTCACATAAGCCTCTAACGCTAATACTATTATCCTCAAGAAATGCCTCACTTCTTTTTAGACATTATAGACCAAATAACGCCTATAAGTGTGACAGCAGCCGATACTCCTGTAGTAACTTCGTCATTTGAAGCCATCCCATTCTGCGTCATAAAACCCCCACCAAACGTGAGGAAGTGCCTAACGATTCCTAATATAGATTCTTTATTCATTTCTTCTTCCTTTTTAACAGGTTATAGAGTGTGATAATAGCTACTGTAATACCCAACAGGCCACCAACTACTTGGATACTCCATTGAATTACTTCAGCGTACGGAATAGTGACAGCAATCAAAGATCCCGTTATACCCGTAGCTCCCTTTACAATTAGCTCTTCATTGCTCATAAAAGGGCAATATAGCACAATTACTCGTTAGTATCTACGTCTGATTCTTCGTCGCTAGTATCGTCTGTAACTAGCGTAAGATCATCGAGATCTGACGGAGTTGTGGTAAAAGAAGGGTCTTCAGAAGGGGCTTTTGTGTGACTGTCGTATATATCGCTTATACTTACCCAACCCTTGTCTCTAAGGATAGAATAGTCTTCAAACGAATTACACACACGTTTATCAGTGTGTTTAATCGTATGGCCGTTGCCATCTGTAGATTCTTGTTCCACTGGATTAAGCATCCAATGAGTCTTAAAATCCTCCTCAGATAAGTCGAGGTCAGGCATTACTCTGAATCTTCTTTAACAACTTCAGGTGTTGGTGCTTCTTCTCCAGTTTGCTTAGAGATTTCTTTAGCCACAACAACCAAAGCTTCGGCACCATTTAAGCCGACTTGCTTAGTAGCAATATCGAGTGATTGTAAAATGATTTGAATGAATCCTTTGGGAATTTCTAATGTAACTTTTTCTTCCATAATACGTTTAGAATAGGCATATTTAAGGACTGTTCAAGTGTTTTATTTAAATAAAAATATTTAAACAAATGCGACTTCGTGCTCCGTTCCAGCACCATCTTGGAAGTACAACTTGTTATCTGATTTGGTGTAGAGTTTGCCTACATCTGCCGTTGCAGTTGGTGTAGTAGTTTCAGTCATAGCCATCGCCCCAGTTACTTTAGTCCCGTCAGATGTAGTAGTGAATTTAACTGCTTGGTTATAGGATAAGATAGAACCACCATCCTTGGTAAACTGCGCCATGGTATAGCCTTCCTCATCTTGGAAATATATAGCGGGGCCATTTGTTTGTAAGTGCAACCCACCTGTACCTAAGTCTCTTATGTAGCTAAGGCTTCCAGAGTGATAAATTGATAGATCGCTGCCAACTCCAAACTTGAGTTTAACATTATCCATTAAGGCTATGTCTTTATCGAATTGAATTAGTCCTAATGAACCATCAAATGCCATGTATTGAGCAATGCCACCAGATCCATCATCTAATTCAAATTTTATATCCCCATCATCAGTGTTATTTTTAATAATAAGGTTACCTGTGTTATTTGTAATAGCCCCATTAGATCCGTTATGAAATACCTGAAAATCATTGTCAGAACCCATCTGAAGCTGAACGCCATCAAGCAATCTCAATTCTTTTCCAAAGAGGATGTTTCCTGCGCTTCCATCCAAGTAAAAGTACTCAGTTGTTCCACCTGAACCATCGTCACACTTAAAGATAATGTCTTTATCGTTGGCGTTTTGTTCGATAACAAGATTGCCAGTCTGATTACGAATCTTTGAATCCACACCATCGTGGTGCAGAGTCATGTCTGCGTCAGGGCCGAAGGCTAAATATGAATCATCTGGGAATACTGTAATAGGATCTCCTCCAGATAATGATCCATCTAAAAAGAAATAGGTTTCTTCTGCACCCGAACCATTGTCGCATCGGAAGATAATGTCTTTGTCAGTAGCACTGTTTTGGATAGTTAAATCACCAGTATCTTCGTTAGTTATTATGGAATTAGATCCATCGTGCAATATTCGTAAACCAGATGTACCGTTAAAGTAAATACTCTTACCCGTAGTGACCATAACATCTTTTCGGGCTTGTATATTCTCAGAAGTTCCATCAATTCTAAAATATTCGGTAATTCCTGTAGATCCATCGTCCGATTCAAAAATTATTTTTCCACCATTACCTTTACTTCTAATATGTAAATTACGAGTATTTTCTTGTACGAAACTGTCAGCACCATCATTAAAGATTTGTAAGCCCTCACCTACACCACCAAACTGAAGTGTTGAGTTGTCTGGGAATACTGTCCTTGGGTGTGGTGCGCCTGATCCGTCTAAACGGAAATACTCCGTCATTCCATTACTGCCATTATCACAGAAAAATCTTATATCAGCATCGTTGGCATCATTCTTAATATCTAAATGACCAGTATTGTTTTGAATTATAGAACTCGACCCGTCATGATAGATATTTAAATCATTACCTGTACCCCACCTTGCAATAACATTATCACTATGC